TAATCGCAAGGGCCAAGGTCATCGGAGTCTTTACGACGTCGATCACGCCTTGGGCCGCGGCCTCAAGACGCGCAAACATGCCGCGGATGTCCGCCGTAATGTTCAAAAAGCTCTTGGTCGACCAGAGAGTCGAGCTGCCGGAACCCGTGGCCGCAGCGGACACGTACGCAGGCAACGCTGGGTCGTTTAAAAACCCGTAGGTGCGGTTAGCGCCTGCGTTGTAGCCGTAAAAACCGATGCGGTTACGCATGATTTCAAGGGCCAGCGATGCGGCGGAACGCTTTTCTGCGGCGTTATTGATACGCACGCGTGCACTGCGGGCGTCTTCCAAAAGGCCGACCTTAATGCCTTTTTCCCAGCGCATCACGGTGCGGCGCTCGTAGTTGGCGTTCCAGGAGCTCAGGGGCACATTGGTGTAGTCGCCGTAAAGTTCGGCCTCGCCCAATGGCTCCATGATGCCCTGCACGATTTCCTCATCGTCCCACTTACCGACGGTAGCAATGCCGACTAAAGTGTCGATCTTGCGTGCGGCGGTAACTACTCGGACAAATCCAGGCAACCAGGTTTGCAAAAACTGAATGGGGGTGCTGATGCTAGCAGTAGTCACCAGGCCCTGCGTGTCATCCATCGCAATGGACGCTAACTGCAAGTCAGCGATTTGGCTGCGGACAAAAGAGGTCGATAGACCAATACCTAACTGAGACAAAGCACCGTAATCAGCGCAGTCCTCCGCAGTCATGTCCAGCGGGCGCGCATCGCGTCCAAAAATGTGAGAATGAACTTGGGTCGTCTTTGCCATGATTAAGCTCCAGTGAGCGCCAGCACGGCTAAGCCAGCGGCGGTGTTTGAATAACGGATGAACTTGCTGCCCGCAATGATCGTGCTGCCCGAGGGCGCCGTAGCGTCTGCGGATACCGCGCCGCTTGCGGCGGTTTGGCTAACGCTCACGGTATAAGTACCCGTGCCGCCGGTGCCCGTGCCGAGCGCCGTGATATACGTATCTGGGGCGATGTTCGGCCCGGTGATGCGCTGACCCACCGCGAGAGGCGCGGAGGTTGACGCGATAGCCGCTATCGTCAGCGTAGTCGTGGATATTGAGCCCGTAGCCGAAACTTGAGCGGGGAGCGCCGAGATAATGCCGGTGGCTTGCGCAAACATAGCAAGATCGCCGATGTTGACCGCGTTAGCTGCGGACACTACGACCTCGCCCATGGTGACAAAGTCACCCACCGTACCTGCGGGCACAACCAGCGTAGGAGCCAACGGGCCGCCAGCAGAGGTACCGATCGACTGGAGCGCTTTGGGGTTAGCCAAGATGCCGCCGAAGACGCCGGTACCGCCGTAAGCGTACTGACCGTCGGACAAGTCAATGGTAAACGCGCGGCCAACTACGATGTTAGCGGCGCTGGCGCCTTTAACGACGCCGGGGTTTGCGCGTAACGGGCCGTCTAAATTAAGCTCGCCGACTACGCCGAAACCTTGATCAAGTGAAACAGTGCTTTGCATGATTACTTACCTTCCAAAAAACGGGCTACGCATCCGCCGGCGGCGGGGCCTGCGCTATCCATGCCGTCGACAATCGCGGCGGGCAACGCCGCGGGGCGTGCTTGCAAAAAGCCTGCCAGGGCTGCGGCTTTTTGGCCTGCCTCGGCTTTGATGCCTAACTTATCGCAGCCGTAGGCCACGACGTCATCGTAGGTCTTCTCGGCGTGGTCAAAAGTACCAACATGTGCGCTCAGTTGCTTAGCGAGGGCGTCACGTTTTGCGATCTGGCCCAGCACAGCGCGTTCGCCGTTGGCGCTCAAGTCAGCAACGCGTTTTTCCAGCGCGCTAATTTTGCTCAAAGCTGCGTCCATCGCGACGCCCATGTCGTCGTCCTTAGCCGTACCTGCAGGCGTGCCTTCGCCGCCTGCGGTGACCGTTGCTGCGGCCGGAGGTGGGGCATCTTCCGCCGGAGCGCCGGCAACGCCACTGCCTGCGGCAGTCATGGCCGACACGGCCTCCTGCAATGTTGCTAATTGGGGGGCGATGGTCTTAACCATTTCCGCGAGTTCTTTGAGGGTCATTTCGCCCCCGCCTGCTGCGCCTTCAGTAGCCATTTTTATGTCCTTAGCGTCAAAAGTAAAAGTGAGTTTATCCATGACCGCCACATCCGGCCCCATGCGTCCCTCAGTTACAAGAGCAAGGTGATTGCCCCTGATTTTGCGCTGCACTGCGTCGTAGTTTTGGCCTTGCCAAATACCTGACGCTATGTCATAAACGCAACGATACCCTGCAGACAATTCTTTTTTGCCAGCTTGTATCAATTCGGCGAGTGTAGCTGAAAACGCTTTGATATTAGCGAAAAGTGTGCCGTCTTTAAAAAATACCTCCTCGCCGATCACACCCTGCACGCCTTTAGCCTCGGCGGGCAGCGCCCGGTCGGTCATGGCCTGCGCATTGGGGCCGAGCATGGTGTGCTCATCTACCCAGGGTATCAACTTAAAGGACTCAATGCACTCGGGGTCGGCCAGCTCTTCGGGGGGCCGCAGCACTTGATAGATGCGGTCAGCCTCGGGCCCGGTGAGCCCGAGCTGGCGCCCTGAGTACGGAAAGACGCCCGCTTTACTGATGGGGTTTGCCTTGACCTCAAACCACCCATTGCCGTCGTACTGGCGCACCGAATCTAGCCCGACCTGCATTTTTTGAAAGCATTGCAACGTCGCGGCGACCCCGGGATGCAGGGGGCTAGGTAACGCCGACAAAGGCGCCCACACATACCCTACGGACTCGGGGTTCAGCACGGGTAAAAAAGGCTCCCGCAGCTCACATAAAAAAGTAGTAAAGCCCGGGGTTTGGTCAAATACTTTCAGGCCAAAGGGGGTGTGCGATACCTCTTCGTGGCACTCCCTAATCGCGGCCTGCTCCGCAGTTTCGCCCGCCTCCAAAGAGCCCCCGGGTAGCGCCCACGTTAACGGAAATGCGGAGCTAGACGGCGCCCGCAAAAGCAAAAGCACTTGACCCGCCGCTACGTACAAAACCCCCGCCGCTAGCATGCCATCCTCGCCAATGTTCGCCGAAATTGTTTTTTGTTGTAAGGGCATAGTTATGCCTCCTCGGTAGTATGTTTAAACACAGGTGCCATTGTGCACCGGCAGTTGACGGCTTGGCCGGGGATGCCGCGCTCACCCGTGCGCGCGTCGATTACCGGCAGCGCGTCAAAACTAAAAACCTTGCCATCTAACTCAACATGGTCTTCGCGTGGGTGCGCACCGCCGCCACTGTGTATCCACTCAAACTGTTTGACGCCGATTTTTTCCATGCGCCCCTTGTTAATTGAGTTGTACGTCTTGCGCGTTTGGTCAAGCGCGATATTTTTTGCGCGGCGGTGCGTTTGCCCCTCGTACTGCTCGAGCGCCGGGACTAAATCCTGCAGCCCATTGCCGGTAGTGATTGACCGCATCACGGCGCCCTGTACTTTTTGCAAATACTCGGAAGCAATAGACTTAATGAGCCCAACGTTTTCAACCACCGCCGCCTTGTAGATGTTGTCGAGCACAGGGTCGCGCACGCTTGTTTTTAGCGATAGGCCGCCCGATAGTTTTTGCAGACTGGAGTGCAGCGCAGACGTGCTGGCTTTGTCCGCACCTGCCACCATCGCGTCGGCCATCGGCTCCGCTTTTTTCGCAAAGAGCGCGTTAAATCTATCGGTCAGGGACGCGGTAAGGATGCGCGCTTGGCTCGCAATACTCGCGTCTTGTCCAAAGTGTGCATTGGCCGCGTCACCCGCAAAGAGCTTAACGACCTCGCGTTTGACTTGCGCCGTCATTTGCGCCGTTAGCGCCGTGAGTGCAAGGACGTACCGCGTGCTCACTGCCGCACTGTGCTGCAAAGTCAGGCCTTTAAAGAGGGGGGCGTCACTGCGAGAGTCCGCCCACTCTTTACGCTTGCGGGTTAAGCGGAGCTGGTGGGGCCGCATCATCTAAGGGTGGGTCTTGATCCGTTAGCGTTGCGAGCCCGTTGTGCCCGCTGTCCTCGTCCGCACTCACCCGCGCGCGCACGTCGTGGCCGTCCAACGCGCCCGCTTGCACGAGTATCAAATCCGTCTCGGCTTTGAGCTTGCCGACCGCCGCCGCGTCTTGTGACGATAAGCTATCGAGGGGCTCCCAAACACACGTCAGGTTTAACGGACTTATGCCAAATTTGGGGGCGATATCGCTACGCATTACGCACGTGATGTGCCGGTCAATTAGCGGCTCGAGGTCGTTGACTTGCAACGACTCCAGCTCCTCATGATAACTGTCAGTCTCGTAGTCGCCCGAGGAATTAAAGCCTTTTGGCGTCGTGCCAAGTAGCTTAGTTGCCGGAATGTTAGCCGCTGCCGCCACGATTTGATATTGCGTCATGATGACCGCATCAAAATCGGCGAGCGACGTGTCTTGCTGCTCGATCTTGTCGTTTTCTTTGTCTGCGATTTTG